TTACTGCGCACGCCCTTCGTGATGTCGCACCTCGTCCTCGATCTGGTTCACGAACTCGTCGAGCTGGTCCTCTTCGAAGACATCATTGTCGAACGGAACCTGTCGAAGAATCTCTACCGCGTTTCTGTACGCTGGCACCAACGACGCGCTTTGTGGGCGTCCAACGATGAAATGCACCTGCACATCTTCCGTCGCGCCCAGCTTGACCGCAGAAAGGTGGCCCAGCCAGCGACGTGCCTTGTCCTTGATGTTGTCTGCGTCAGACAGATCGAAGGACAGTGGCTCGTAGACGTGCCAGCGCCCGTTCTTCCATGCGTGACGGAACTCGACGGTGTCAGTGTTCCCCTGGATGCGTTTCGGCTCCAGTTCGACATTGACACCTTGCTCCTTCAGTTTGGCCTCGACCGGGCGCCAAACGTCCTCGTCGCTTCTCCGGCGCTCCGAGACGCGATCATAGCGAGCGACAAATCGGTGATAAAGTTGGTCGAAGGTTTTCTGAGGGTCTGCCGTAAGCCCGGCACCAACGGGCGACCACTGCAGGGAACTGTCGTCGAGGGGGAGCGCGATCCGACCATAGTCTCCGGCTGTTTTCTCGCTCTTGAACATGCCTTCGGACTTCAGCCCACGATCAACGGCCTTCATGCCGCGCTCAATGGCTTCGATGGCGCGCTTGTAAGAGTCGCTGTCGAGATCAGGGAAAACGTTCTTGATCCGCCCAAAGGTTTTGCGAGCCTTCGTCAGGATCAGCGGCCGACCGGGAACGACCATGACCAAGCCAACATTCACGAATTCCCCCGTCAGGATATCGTGGATGTAGCGCAGAACGACGTAGCTGTATGGCTCCTTCGTGGTCATGCCAGTATCCTCCCCAGTTCCCTGATGCATGCATCGATGTTGTCCCGAGCGTCAGCGATCAACTTCAACGCAGCATCTATGTCGGCGCGGGCGGCTGCCCACTCCGGCGGGATAGCCTCTTCATACTCCTGCAGGCGCGCATCCGACAAGGCGGTCCAGCGAGATTTGATCGGGGCGAAGTCGATCGGCGCGCCTTTCAGCTCATGCACAAAGATATGCCTGCCAGGAGTTTCGAATTCCTTCATGCCCCCCAACAGCCAAGGAGCCTGCCAGAACAGGATGATCCTGTGCATGAAGGCAAGCTCGTGGTCGATGATCCGAAGTTCGTTGCCTTGGACAAGGCAGTTCGGGTTTTCCGCGCGCCGATCCGGGTTCTGGATGATCGCGTCGAACAGCAGGATACCGGATGCTGTGGGTCGCATGGCGTCGGACAAACGTTGGCCCGTGGACCAGGCGGTGAACCCCGGCGTCCGCGTTGAACCGAATGCAACCGGGCAACTGTGGCGCAGCTTGTCGGCGATCTGGGCGTCGGTCACGACCGGGATGATCTCGGGCGGGATCTCGACCAGCCACGGCTTGGGCACCGGCAGGCCAAGATCTGCAGCAAGGCAGGCAGCAATGGCTTCACGAGCGAGGTTGACCACATTCTGATCGCACCCTGCCGAGAGTTTGACGAAGACCTCAACCTCATCTTCGCCGTCCACTTCACATGCTGACAGGATTGGACCGGTGCGGCCCTGAACGGCAACCCTGTCGATCCGGGTCAGGACGGCACGTGGGATCATGCGGCGGCTGCCTTTGCGTTGAAAAGCTCGTGAAGCATGGCAGGAATCAAAGCATCAATGTCTTGGGCGGTATTGGCGCGGATAGCGCGGGCTTCGCGGGTCTTGGCCTCGATATGGTCGAACCAGCGCTGGGTTACCAACGACGGTACAGGCACTTGAATTGTTGGCAGTTTCTTTGACGACAGCGTCTTGTTGCGAGCGATCGTGCCGGGCGAATGTCCCACTACGCTGGAAAAACCCTCGAACGTCCGAAAGTAGGCCATGAGGAAGCTGGGCGTTGCCAGGTCAGGATTAACCTCGCAGGTCAGCATCCGGTGGTTTCCGACGGTGCCGTCGTCATGCGGGGCCGCCACCGCAATCGCCTTTTCCCATGCCATGAGGTTGCTGAACACAAGATCACCTTCCCTGATCTTGAACAGGTCTTGCCAGCTGAACTCTGAACCAGACATCGTTCGTCGGTGAAAAATGCCGTTGTAGAAGCTGCGGACTCCGATTTCAGTGTATTCCCGATTCGCCTCAATCGCGACTTGGCGGCGCACCAAAGGGGCGACTTCGGACATGGGGCGCAGTGGCGCGCCGTCTGCGGCGCGTTGGAAAGCTTTCAACAGCAGGGCTTGGGTTTCCCGTTCGGCGGCTTCGATGGCGCGACGACGTTCCGCCACCAGAGCCGCGACCATGTCCAGACGTTGGACGATGCGGAGCTGCTCTTCGAGAGATGGGAGCGGCACAGCCATTTTCAGGAATTTTTCTTCCTTCATCCGCACGCGGTTTGTCGATCCCTCACTTGCTCGGCGACACAGGTCGACAAATTGCGGGGTGCGTGAATACCACTCGAAGTAGTGCGGCAGCACAGTTGACGCGTCGATATCGAAGCAGGGAAAATCGTTGCTGACCAAGGCACCGTCTAATTCTGCCGGCACAATGCCGAATGCGCCGTGGCGCGCGTCGATCCGGGAAATCAGAAACTGACCGGCCTTTGCACAAAACTGACGCGGGGCTGCAATCGCCGCCCCTGGTACCTCGCCGCGGAGCGTCAGGCCCTTGCCCCATAGGCGCGCGGTGATCTGCTTGTATTGTCCGTCCGGATCGACAGGGACCCATGCCTCTGACTTGGTCAGAAACCTTTCGATGGTGATCGTCTGCGACATCATGCGAGCTCCGCCAGAGCGGCTTTGATATCGTCCATGATCCCGAGGATTCGCTTTTCCTGGGCGATGATCGCGTCCACGATTTCGGTCGGAGCTCGGTGATCGGCGGCTTCGCCGGAATGCGGATTCTTGATGTCGAGATTGCAGCCCGTGACACGGCCCTGCACATCACGCTGGATCAAGTCAGCGGCAGATACCTTCCAGGCGCGCTCGTTTTCCTCGCGGTTGTTCCACCAGCCAAGACACCCTGCGAACTCCTCATAGGCCATTGGTGCCGTCTTCGAGTATTTCTTGCGGCCCTCCGGCAGCGGCAGCTCATAGTACCAGATGTCCTTCGTCGGGCCGCTGGTATCGAAGAAGATCAGGTTCGCCGGAATGTCGGTATAGGGTGCGAACACCCCTTCGCGCAGGCGGACGACAGTGTGCAGGTTGAACTTTTCCAACAGGTCGGCCTTGATCCGCGCCGAGATCCCGTCGCCGAACAGTGTGCCATGAGGAACGACGACAGCAGCGCGCCCACGCCCGGCGCGCTTCATCCGGCGCATGATCAATTGCAGGAACAATAGCGCCGTCTCGGCCGTGCGCCGATCTTCGGGGAAGTTGTTGAGGGTGCCCGCTTCCTCCTCGCCGCCGAAAGGCGGGTTGGTCAGGATGACGTTGACCCGCTGATCCTCGCCGATCTCTGCCAGCCGGAAGCGCAAGGAGTTGCCCGGGTCGATGCGCGGGGCGTGAAGACCATGCAATAGTAGATTCAGCTGCGACAGCAGGAATGGCAGCGACTTGGCCTCGCCACCCTGAACGCTTTCGTCCTGAAGGACGCGCCGCTTTTCCACTGTGTCGGCTTGGCGTTCGAGGTGCAGATAGGATTCAGTCAGGAAACCGCCCGTGCCGCAGGCCGGATCGAGAATGGTTTCACCGAGCTTGGGATTTGTTACCTCGACCATGAAGCGGACGACCGGCCGGGGCGTGTAGAACTCGCCTGAGTCACCCGCAGCGTCGCGCATCTCGCGCAACAGCGTCTCGTAAAGGCGTCCGAGGGTATGGACTTCTTCGGACGAGTCGAAATGGATCCCGTCGATCAGGTTGACCACGTCGCGCAGCAGGTAGCCGCTTTCCATCCGGTTGGCGAAGCCTTGAAAGACGGTGGCAATCACGTCGCGCCGTTCGCGTCGGCCGTTGTCGCCGCGCAGCGCACGGAGGTAGGCGAACAGACCTGGACCGCGGGTGCCGTCATGCAGTTCGGTCACTTCGGCAACGAGAAATGACAGCAGGTCAGGCCCGGTGATGCCGTCAGCGTCGGCCGCCCAATCGCGCCAGCGATACGGGGCTTCGATGATCGAACGATAGTCCTTGCCCGCCATTTCCGCTCGCCCTTCCTCGATCCGCTCCATGTCGTCGAGGAATTTCAGGAACATGATCCAGGTGAGCATTGGCAGGCGGTCGAGGTCGCCATTCAGGCCTTTGTCCTTGCGCATGATCTTGCGCGCGGACTTGATGATGCTGTCGAGACGCTGGGCAGTGGTCAGTTGCTTCGGCGCAGCCTTCTTGCGGGCGGTTGTGGCCAATCTAGAACTCCTTCAATTCAAGCAGTGTAGAGCAGACGCTGCAGCTCCGTAACGGCGCTACGCAGCTCTTTGCCACCGCCAAAGCGGGCAGCAATTTCGATGACATTACCCCATTCATTGAACGGGGGCACTTCCAGGATGTCGGGCAGCTTGAACTGGGCACTGCCGTGTTCGGCGTACTTCTCGAGCACAGCGTCCAGGACTTCGCGAGCGTCCGGACCGAAGCGGGCCAGAAACTCGTCCTGGTCCCTCAGCAGCCGGTCCGCACGTTCGCGCCTCGTTCGCAACGGGGCGTTGTAGGCAAGATGGCATAGCAAGTCGAAGGGGTCAGCCTCGGGTCTTCCAACTGAATCCGCCAAGGATTCGAGGTCGATACCCTTTTCTTCAAGTTGCTCAACAATCTCCGCCCGGCGTTCGGGATCAAGCCAGTCTGTCCGCAACTCGGACGCATTGGGATAGAGCGTGCGCACCTTGTCGCCCGTGTAATCAGTCAGTTGGCGGACAGCGAGCTGTCGCCCATCGGCATCAAGTTCGTAAACGAGATGCCGGACAATCGCGACCTCACCACCATCAACATAGAATTTGCGGGGGCCGGTATCCGTTTCAACACCGAGATCGACAGGACCGCCAGGGGCCTCCGTGCCGTCTGGGAAATCCTCGGGATCTGGCGCTGCATCCACGGCTTCACGCTCTTCGACGATGTCGCCATCCGCGTTGATCACCGCCTCATCTTCGCGGACAGGATCACCGTCAAAGGCGGGGTCGGCGAACATTCGTGTCGCCGTGCCGGTGTAGTCGATGATGTTGAACGCCAGCTTTCCGTAGTCGGGCCTGAGGCGGGTGCCGCGACCGATGATCTGCTTGAACTCGGGCATGGATCCGACGACCCGTGCCAGCACGACGTTCTTGCATGTCGGGGCGTCCACGCCGGTTGTGAGGAGTTGCGAAGTAGTGAGGATGACCGGCGTCTGGGTCTCGACATCCTGAAACTTGGCGCGGTGCGCACTGCCGACATCGCCTTCATCTGACGTCACACGGCAAACGTAGTCCGGATGATCCTTGACGAGGTCTGTGTTCAAGGCGGCAAGAGCCTGCCGCATTTCAAGCGCGTGTTCCTGATCGACGCAGAAGACGATGGTTTTGGCAAACCGATCCGTCTCGGCCATAAAGCCAGCGAGGTGCTTCGCGATGGCTTGCGTTCTTGCCCTGAGGGCTACGACCCGCTCGAAGTCACGCGTAGAATATTCGGTGTCGGGAATTTCGCGCCCATAGCGATCAAGCTCACCGCGCGTCGGACGCCATCCTGCAGCGTCATAGTCCGAGATGACACGGTGGACGCGGTAAGGTGCAAGGAAGCCGTCGGCAATGCCCTGAGCGAGGCTGTACTCATAAAGCGGATCGCCGAAGTAGTTGTAGGTATCGACGGTATCCTCGCGCCGAGGGGTTGCCGTCATGCCAATCTGCGTCGCGGGCTCGAACCACTCCAGAATCTCGCGCCAGTTGCTATCGTCCCGTGCGCTGCCTCGGTGGCATTCGTCGATGACGATTAGGTCGAAAAAGTCCCTTGCATATTCGCGATAGAGGCCGGGCCGGTTCTCGTCACGCGCGATTGACTGGTAGATCGCGAAATAGATGTCGCGGCTCTTGACTGCCAAACCGCCGGTGATCTTGTGGCGCGCGTCGCCGAACGGTCTGAAATCCTTGGCCATCGGGTCGTCGACCAGGACGTTGCGATCCGCGAGAAAGAGGATCTTCGGGTTGCGGTTCACGCCCTTCGAATTCCAACGTGCAGACCAGAGCTTCCAGCAGATCTGAAAGGCCACTGCTGTCTTGCCCGCCCCAGTGCAAAGGGTGAGGAGCACCCGCTTCCTGCCCTGAAGCGTCGCCTGGACAGCACGGTTTACCGCAATTTCCTGATAATACCGAAGGGGCTTTGTCCGATCCGGAAAAGCGGGCGTCAGCAAGCGCTCTGCCACTTCATCGTCGACGATGCCTTCGGCACGACGGAGCCTGGCCCAAAGATCATCAGGAGCAGGGAAATCTTGGATGGTCCGCTCAACACCCGTCGTGTAATCGAATTCGACGATTTCTATGCCGTTGGTTGAATAGGCAAAACGCAATCCAAGAATCTCAGCATATTCCTTTGCCTGCTGAAGTCCGTCAGCGGCATGCCGGTATCTAGATTTTGCCTCAACAACCGCAATCGGAAAGTCTGGATTATATCGTAGTAAGTAGTCGGACCGCTTCTGCTTTCCACGGCGCGCCTTTCCGCCAATGAAAACAACGCGTCCGTCAGTGAAGCTTTTTTGCTCGTTTATGGCATGTGGCCTGTCATCCCAGCCTGCTGCCTGCAGTTTGGGCACAACGAACTTCCTGCAAGTATCGGCCTCATTCATCCGCAATCTTCTTTGCCCGATTACAACCCACCACCGCTCGAACATTGGCTTGTCAAAGAAGCGGGCCCGGTTCAACGCGCAATTCTTTGGTTTTGAAGCTCTTTTGCCATGCTGCGGTGGCCAGAACCTACAGCTTGCACGATTGATGTCGCAAGTCCTATTGCGACCTCTCGCGCAGCCAGTCAGTCTGGCTGGACCACTCATCCGGAAGCTGTCCCCGCATCGACTGGAGCGTTAAGTCCCTCGGCTGCCGCCCGTCTAGTATCGCTTCGACAACCTCGGGCGCAAGAAACGCGAGTCGAAACACACGGGTAAGGTAAGGCGCGGCGATTCCTTCGTGCCGAGCCAGGTCGGAGATCGTGCCAAACTCACCACTTTCGAGCATTCGCTTCCAACGAAAGGCCCTCGCCAGCGCCTTGACCAACGTGTCGTCGACATTCCGAGGCAAGGGCCTACCGATTGGAGGGACCATCTCTTTCCGCCCGCCGCGCTTCACAAGGCGGAACGGGACATGCACGGTGATGGTATCGGGGATCGCCCGCGCGCGGGTCATGCCGCCGCTCCCTCATTTGGCGTCATCTCTCGCGCCAACGCCGCCAGCCCGTCCGTGCGCAATCGCACATTCATGCCATCGGCGATGATGTCGACCCGTTCGACCAGAAGCGCCACAATGCGCGCCTGCTCGGCGGGGAAGAGTTCGTCCCATAGCGGGTCAAGCCGGGAAAGGGCTGCGTAAGCCTCTGCCTCGTTGATCCCCGCATCTTTCTCTCGGGCCGCCTTCCACGTGCCCGCGACGATTTCTGGCTGGCGAAACACCGCGCGCAACTGGTCGATAACGGCAGCTTCGATCTCACCTGCGGGCACGCGGCCCACAGGGCACGATCCGGCGCCATGCTTCAGGACCGTCTGGCTGACGTAGTAGCGGTAAAGTCGTCCGCCCTTTCGGGTGTGGGTCGGCGAGAAGGCCGCACCATCAGGCCCATATAGTAATCCCCGCAGCAGCGCTGGCGTGTCCGCGCGGGTTCGGGCGGCGCGCTTTCTCGGGCTCTCGGTCAGAATGGCATGGGCCCCATCCCAAAGTTCACGTTCGATGATCGCTGCATGCTCGCCGGGATAACTGGTTCCCTTGTGAACAGCCTCGCCGATGTAGACCCGGTTGTTCAGCATCCGGTAGATGAACTTCTTGTCAATCCGATGGCCGCGGCTAGTGGTGACGCCCCGCTCGGCCAGTTCGCGCGCCAGTTCTGTGCCCGATCCAATCTCGATGAACCGGGCGAAGACCCAGCGGACATGGGCGGCATCGGCAGGGTTTTCGACCAGCTTCCGGGCCTTCACCTCGTAGCCCAACGGCGGACAGCCGCCCATCCACATGCCCTTCATCCGGCTGGCGCGGACCTTGTCGCGGATGCGTTCTGCGGTCACCTCCCGTTCGAACTGGGCGAAGGACAGCAGGATGTTCAGAGTCAGCCGCCCCATGGAGGTGGTGGTGTTGAACGACTGAGTGACGGAAACGAAGGTAACGCCATTGCGGTCGAACACCTCGACCAGTTTGGAGAAATCCATCAGCGAGCGGGACAGGCGGTCGATCTTGTAGACCACCACCACATCGACCAGCCCATCCTCGATATCGGCCAGCAGCCGCTTCAGGCCGGGGCGTTCCAGTGTGCCACCTGATATGCCGCCATCGTCATACTGGTCGCGAACCAGCACCCAGCCTTCCGACCGCTGGCTGGCGATGTAAGATTCGCAGGCCTCGCGTTGGGCATGCAGGCTGTTAAACTCCTGCTCCAGCCCTTCCTCGGAGGATTTGCGCGTGTAGACCGCGCAGCGCAGCTTGCGGACGACGGGTTTGTTCATGCCGACCTCCGATGGTTTTTCAGCCCAAAGAACACCCAGCCGTTCCAGCGTGTGCCGGTGATGGCGCGCGCGATAGCGGACAGCGACTGGTATGGCCGCCCCTGCCATTCGAAGCCAACGGCAGTGATGGTGACGATCTGTTCGACGCCCTGCCACTCGCGCAGCAGCCGAGTGCCGGTGATGGGGCGGTCGCGATCGGCGCGGATACGGCGCGTGGTGATGTTGCCGCCATCAAGCTGTTCGCCCAAGGCTTCCAGCCGCTTGATGGTTTCTGGCTTCAGCCCGCCATAGGCCAGTTCCTGGATTCGGTAGGCCAAGCGGCTTTCTAGGTAGCGGCGGTTGAAGGGCGGCGGCTCGCTATCGAACAGGTCCCGCCACTGTTGCTTCAGGTCGGGCGTCGATGTGGTCTTCAGCGCAGCCAGGCGCGCGGGGATGGGATCGGGTTTCGTCATGCGTCTCTCCGGTGAGTTGGAGTTGCATGAAGGCATTGGTCGGGCAGACAGTGTAGGCAACTTTCTCCCGTCTTGTCAGAGACTTCGCCCCGTTCCCGCATACGCAGCCGGATCAGGCCGAGCGCCAGCAACCCGCACAGTTCGGCGCGACGGGCGGCGGAATTCATCTGATCGGGTGGCAGGGAGTTCGGGCGTTTCATCGGTGGTGTGCTCATGTTCATCGGTGTCCTTACCGACGAAAAGCCAGTCCATGAGCCCCGATGGGACACGCGATCTGAAAGCGAATGAAGAAAACAGAACGGAGGTAGAACGTCCACTCTTGCGGCCAGAAGTTTTTCCACGATTATCGTAGGTTGAATCAATCAAGAGATAATGTTCGTTGAGGTGGTTTCATGGCGCACAAAGCATACCCGGTCGGTCCGAACGTCCACAGCTTGATCGAGGATGCCCGCATTGACCTTGCGAGAGCCGTCCTCGCGATGAGAGAGGGCGAAAACGAGCCCGACTTCGACCTACCTACCTCTGTCCCCGATCCTGAGGATATCAAGGCAGCGGATACATTTCGGCAAGGCCTGCTTGAACTCCTGTCAGCCTTCGACCCGGACGAATTGCGCCCCGCAGAACAGCGCGCCCGCCGCGTCCTCGCCCTGGCAGAAGGCAAGGGTATCGACTCCCTGACGGCGATCACGGAACAGCAACTGACCGATGAACAAACGCTTGAGTTCGATCGGCAACCTGATCCGCTCTGCAAAAGCATCTGGGCCTTCCAGCACGCCCGCCAGGCATTCGAGGATGCCGAGAGTTTTCACTTTGCGCGGAAGTTCAGAGACTTCGGCAAGCTTTACGATGCCTTCGAGGTGGAACTGGAAAACGCCGTCAATCTCAGTGCGGGTTCAATCGATGAGATTGCACTCGCCGCGAAGGTCACGACGGTTCTCCAGCTCAAGACCGCCTGCACCGTCAAGGCGCTCGACCTGCCGGCCACATCCGCGCATCCTGCGTCAATCATGCTGATCGTACGGCATGGTGGGCCTCTTTCTAGCGTTCACGATCATCGGGACGACGGCCGCCGTGGGACGATCTATTACCGCCCGCCCAACGAAGCGATCCTTATCTACACGCCAGCGATCCGACAGATCGAGGTCTGCGCGGACAGCCCTGTTGTGCGACTGGGCGTTGCCGGCTCATTTGCGGAACAGGCTCTTGGCCATGATGTGTCGCAAAAGCCGCTGAGTTGGAAGCGTTACAATCTGTCCCGGTTTCGCACATCGCTACGTCTCGATCTGCCCCGCATCAGCGGCTACGAAATCACGGATGCCCGCGTTCTTGAGGCCGAGATCCGGCTGGGTGCTTGGAGCCGAAAGCTTCTCCTTAAGGTGGCCGCTGACGACGACATCGAAGAAGTGGCCGACCGATATCTCAAGCCCAACAACATTTTCCGGCGAGCTGACGGTTTCAGCCGCGTCGGGATTGCTGTCACATACAATCGCGTCGGTGACGAAAAGGTGCGCACGCTCAATATCACCATTTCCGGCTCGAAAAGCTGCAACCTTCAGAGCAACAAGGATCCGGATGAACGGAACCTCGGGTTCGCGCTTCTCGACGCCTGGGGCATTCTCAGCGCCTTCAAGCAGATCGAGCCCACCGACCTGCGAGGGATCTTCCCGCAACTAGTCATGCTTCATGACCGCATGGAGGACGAAGTCAGCGGAGAACACCTGCGCGAGCTCGGCCTCGATCCGGATCGCATGATTCAGGGGGGACTTCTTGATCGGCGTGGGCGTCAGGACATCGTGCTGATCGACGATGACGACATGGGTGGCGAAGCCGAGGTCAAACCATCTGGTGTCGAGGGCATGTCGCGCATGGTAGGAGCCTTCGGCAAGGATGGCGGCCTGAGGCCGATATCAGACCTCGAGATGTACGAGATCAACCGTGAGTGGCTCCACGAAACAGTGGTCGGCCTTCTGAAACCGATGTTGAGCAAACTCGCATTGCAGGTGCTGGATCCGGACCTGTCGCTGCTTGGGTCATTGCCGATCGATGGCGCCGATGTCCCGATCTACTTCGCGCGCCGCCTTCATGATCTCAAGACGGTCTCTCGACTTGATCAGATGATGCGCGCGCGCAACGTGACCAGCGTCGGTATTGTGTTGTCCGCTGCCGATGACGGCCCCGGATATCTTGGTCCGAACCTCGTCATCCCTGTGCTGTCCTGCATTTCACCCGGCAACAGCGATTTCCTAGTGTCGACGGACGGGCTCGAGCTTTCTTATCGGACGAACCGCCCTCTCGCTCTAGGAGGGGCGACATTGCAGCTGATCCGTGCGGGAACTCAGTCGGCAACTTTGCATATTCCAGGCAAGGCACCACTGGTTGTGTCGGGCTACAAGCAGTTGCTGATCATTGAGAGGTTGGTTACGGCGCACAATTCCGGACAATCTGAAATGCGCACAGGAGAAATCATTGCGGATACCGGCGTGCTCAGCCCGCCGGATGCATGGCCATCGACAGTGCGCAAGTCGGTAGCCGGGATATACATTGAAAACAGCCGTCGAGGTCACTGGCGCCTCAAGACCGACTGATGTTCTGGCAGAGCGACGATATCGGATGGCCGTCCGAATTATCGCTTGGGACCGTCCGATATTCTTGAGGTGATTGAAGGGCTCCACATAGAGGAGCACTTCCATGCCGACTCCCTTCCCCTCGCGCCAACCAGCCCCGTCGAGCTGGTCGACCGGCGCGATGCCTAAGCCCACCACTTTGAACCCGGAATGGCGCTGCACGCGCTGTGACAAGCTGCTCGGCGTTTGCCGGGACGGCCGCATGCACCTGCGTTTTGCGCGGGGGCACGAGTATTTCGTGGGCTTCCCCGTCCAGGCCACCTGCCGCGGCTGCGGGACGCTGAATCAGGCGTCCAGCCCCACGGGCTGACGCGCCCCACGACCACCAATCCCCTGAAATCGCAGAGACGCGCGACGTCCTGACCTGGCCACGAGAAGGCGCTGGACGCCTGGCCGCAAGGCAGGCGTCCAATGTCTTTCGCATGGCACGAGATCCGTGATCAAATCATGCATTCCGCTTCCACCCTCAACTTTCAGCGCAGCTTCGATGCCATCCGGCGCGAACAGGGGCCGGTTGTGCCGTTCCGCGATCCTGCCGCTTTGCTGGATGCGCTGCACCAGAAAGCGGGCGGCCCGGCCCAGAAGAACCTGATCCTCGCCGCCCTTGCCTGCGCTGCGCATTCCGATGGGCACACGGGCGATTGCGCCCTGACCCTGATGTTGTTGGCGCTTTGGCCCGGTCTCGACGCCATCCGGCGCCGTTGCACCTGGCGTAAGGTCGGCACCAGCGATGAAATCGCCGCCGACATCCTTGGCCGCACTACTGAAGCAATTCGCGGTCTGGACCTGCAACGGGTCAACTGGATCGCGGGCACCATCCTGCGCAACGTCGAGCGGGATATCCTGCGCGCCCATCAGCGAGAAGCCGGTCGCCAAAGTCTGCGCAGCGAAACCGAACCTGACGAGATCGCTGCCGAAGATGGTTCAAGCGACGCGGCGAACAGCGAAGCACAACTGCTTCGCGATCTGCGGCTGCTGGTGGGTGCCGATGCAATCCTTGTGATCCGCGTGGCGGTCGAAGGTTTCAGCCAGGCCGAAGCTGGCGTCGAACTTGGCCTGTCCGAGGCGGCGGCGCGCAAGCGCTACCAGCGCGCCACCCAGCGGCTGCGCGACGCCCTCCAGAAAATACACTGACCCCGATGTCCCGATCCGGGCAGCGCGGTGGCTTTTCCCATTCAGACGCCACCGCGCGTCTTCCTCCAACCGAAAGCCGACACGCATGAACAGCATTGCCGACCTTTCGCCCACCGACCTCAAGCGCATCCCCGGCCTCTACCGGCGCTGGGAACTGACCGAGGTCTTCGAGGCGCACCGCAACTACCAGATCGAAGACGCCGGCACCCACGCCGACGGCACGCCGCTGCTGGCGATCTTCGTCAGCGATCCGGTTCCCGACATCCCGGAGGCCACCTGATGCGCCTCTTCAATCACCTCATGCCATGGAGAACAGACATGCCGGACCAACCGGACGACATCACCCGTCTTCGCAAGTCGCATTACGCCCTCGAAGACCTCCCCGAAACCATCGCATTCCCGCAGCACCCCGGCCTGGACACCAACGGCCCGATGCCGGTCGTTGATGCAACCATTGACGACATCGCCTTCGCGATCATCGCGGCCGAACAGGAAAGCTCCGCCGCCTGCCGTCGCTCGGCCGCGCTACAGCGCCTGTACAAGATTGCCCGCGAGGCGGGTGCTATCGGGACTGATCGTGCCGCCGCCGCTGCCTTGAAGCGGGAGAAGCCCTGATGGCTCTCCCGATCATCAGCGCCGATGAACGGCTGGCGCAGCGCAAGGGTATCAAGGGCTGCATCTTTGGCCGGTCAGGCATCGGCAAGACCAGCCTCCTGTGGACGCTGAATGCCCCCACCACCTTGTTCATGGATCTCGAAGCCGGAGATTTGGCGGTCGAGGGCTGGGATGGCGACACGCTGCGGCCGCGCACCTGGAAGGAATGCCGCGACTTCGCGGTGTTCATCGGGGGGCCGAACCCGGCGCTGCGAGAGGACCAGCCATATAGCCAGGCCCATTTCGACGAGGTTTGCTGCCGATTCGGCGATCCGGCGGTGGTGAACCGCTACGAGACGATTTTCATCGATAGCATCACTGTGGCGGGGCGGCTTTGCTTTCAGTGGTGCCGGGGTCAGCCCGAAGCTTTCTCGGACAAGACCGGCAAGCCGGACATCCGGGGTGCTTACGGGTTGCATGGCCGCGAGATGATCGGGTGGTTGACCCACCTGCAGCATGCACGCGGCAAGCATGTCTGGTTCGTGGGCATCCTCGACGAGAAGCTGGACGACTTCAATCGCAAGGTCTTCCAGCCACAGATCGATGGCAGCAAGACCGGCTTGGAGCTGCCGGGGATCGTCGATCAGGTCATCACGATGGCCGACATCGCCGATGCGAATGGCCAGCCCCAGCGCACCTTCGTCTGCCAGACGCTGAACCCATGGGGCTATCCCGCCAAGGATCGTTCGGGGCGTCTGGCCTTGGTCGAGGAACCGCACCTCGGGCGGCTGATGGCCAAGATCCAGGTTCCGATCCGCCCGGCACCGGAACGCCTGAATTATCCGGCCGTCACGTCAGCCGATCCTGCCGCTGCGGAGGTGCCGGTCAATGGCTGATCGCATCTCGCCAGACCCGATGTCCCGATCCGGGTGCCGCGATGGCTTTTCCCGTTTGACGCCGCTGCGCGTCCTGACCTCCAACTGAAAGGAACCGCGCCATGTCCGGTATCTGGAACGACTTCAACTCGGCCCAATCCAACTCCAACGTCATCCCGAAAGGCACGCTGGCCAAGGTGCGCCTGACCATCCGCCCCGGCGGTTTTGATGATCCGTCGCAGGGCTGGACTGGCGGTTTCGCCAAGCGCGCCGCGACCGGTGCGGTCTATCTCGACGCCGAATACACGGTGGTCGACGGGCCCTATGCGCGCCGCAAGATCTGGTCGCTGATCGGCCTCTACAGCCCCAAGGGCCCGGATTGGGCCAACATGGGCCGCAGCCTGATCCGTGGCATCCTGAACTCGGCACGCGGGATTTCCGACAAGGACAACTCGGCCGAAGCGCAGGCCCGCCGCCGCATCAACGGGTTCGGCGATCTGGATAGCTTGGAATTCGTGGCCCGGATCGACATCGGCCAAGACACTAATGGTGACGACAAGAACGAAGTGCGGGGTGCTGTCACCCCCGATCACCGCGACTACGCCGCCCTGATGGGGGCGGTTGCCTTGCCGATCGGCACCACGGCCACGCAGGGTTATGCCCCGCAGCAGACGGCCGCCGCCGCAACCCGTCCCAGCCAGCCCGCCTCCGCCCCCGGCAATGCCGGTCGGCCGAGCTGGGCGCAGTAAGGGGGGATCGGTCATGCGCCTGCGCCCCCGCCAGAAAACCTTCGTCGAGCGCAGTGTGGCTGCGCTCTCCTCCCGCGGCAACACGCTGGGCGTGGCACCCACTGGTGCTGGCAAGACCATCATGCTGTCGGCGGTCACGGGCGAGATGATCGGTGATGGTGCCAAAGCCTGCGTGCTGGCCCATCGCGACGAACTGACCGCCCAGAACCGCGCCAAGTTCCAGCGGGTGGTGCCGGGAATTTCCACTTCGGTGATCGACGCCACCGAGAAGTCCTGGGGTGGTCAGGTCGCCTTTGCCATGGTGCCGACGCTGGCACGGACATCGAACCTCGCCGACATTCCGCGCCTTGACCTGCTGGTGATCGACGAAGCGCATCATGCGGTGGCCGACAGCTACCGCCGCATCATCGACCGGGTGCGGGACGCCAATCCCGATGCCCGCATCTTCGGGGTCACGGCGACGCCGAACCGGGGCGACAAGAAGGGGCTGCGCGAGGTTTTCGACAACGTGGCTGACCAGGTGCGTCTGGGCGAGTTGATCGCTTCGGGCCACCTTGTGCCGCCCCGGACCTTTGTCATCGATGTGGGCGTGCAGGACGAGTTGCGGTCTGTCCGCAAGACCCTGTCGGATTTCGACATGACGGAGGTGGCGGGCATCATGGACCGTGCCCCCGTCACCGATGAGGTGATCCGCCATTGGAAGGAAAAGGCGGGCGACCGCCAGACCGTCATCTTCTGTTCCACCGTCGCGCATGCTGAACATGTCACCGAAGCATTCCGCGCGGCCGGGATCACGGCGGCGCTGATCCACGGCGATCTGGCGTCCGACACCCGCAAGGCCATCCTTGCCGACTATGCGGCGGGCAACATCCGCGTCATCGTCAATGTGGCGGTGCTGACCGAGGGCTGGGATCACCCGCCCACCTCCTGTGTCGTGCTGCTGCGCCCCAGTTCCTACAAGTCCACCATGATCCAGATGGTCGGGCGTGGCCTGCGCATCGTGGATCCGGAAGAACATCCCGGCATCGTGAAAACCGACTGTGTGGTGTTGGATTTCGGGACGTCGAGCCTGATCCACGGCACGCTGGAACAGGATGTCGATCTGAAGGGCAAGACCGAGGGCGGCGAGGCCCCCATCAAATCCTGCCCCGGCTGCGGTGCAGATATCCCTCTGGCCGCAACCGAATGCCCGCTCTGCGGCGAGGTGTTCCCGCGAGACGATGACGATGAAGGTGAAGGCGGCGGCACCGCCCCTCTGTCGGGTTTCATCATGACTGAGATCGACCTGCTGAAACGGTCCAGCTTCGCATGGGTCGACCTTTTCGGCACCGACGACGCGATGATGGCAACCGGCTTCACAGCCTGGGGCGGCATCTTCTGGTTGGATGGGGTCTGGTATGCCGTGGGCGGCGGTAAGAGCGAGCGCCCGCACCTGCTGGGTGTTGGCGAACGCACCGTCTGCCTCGCGCAGGCCGACGACTGGCTGAACACCCATGAAACTGACGAAAGCGCCTTCAAGACCCGTTCCTGGCTACGCCAGCCGCCAACCGAAAAGCAGCTGCAATACTTGGCCCCCGAGTGCCGCCATGACTTTGGCCTGACGCGCTACCGCGCCTCGGCGCTGATGACCTTCGGTTTCAACAAGCGCGCCATCCGCCAGCTGATCGACAGCGCGGCCAGCCCCGAACGGAGGGCGGCATGACCCATGACCTCCATCACCATCATCACGGCCGAGGACCGGCGGCGGCTATGGCATCCGCGTGGAGCGCTCTGTGCTGTCTGCCGGCAACCCAGCCGTGGCTTTGGCTGGTTCGATCCGGTGCGCTCGAAGCGGCCCCGCCCATCGGTCTGGTTCTGCTCGATGTCCTGCCAAGGCTACTGGACGCGTTTGGCGCGGGAGCGTGTGGCCATGGTTGACCTGACCGATGAAGAACGCGCGGCCATCGCCGCCACCATGAAACGCGTCGCCCTGCTGATGGACGAGATCGGCTGGTCCACCCCGCTGGCCGGTCTGACAGAGGCGCAGGTGCGTGCCCTGATCGAAGAGGCTGTCGAAGGGTTCCGCGAGGCCATGTCCGACATCGCCAAAGCCAATGCGCCGGAGGTGCCGTTTTGATCAAGCTCTGTACGAAATGCGGTATCGAAAAACCTGTCTGCGAGTTTGGCCGCCGCCAACTCAGCTCCGATGGTCGGCAAATTTGGTGCCGCGATTGCCGCCGAGAATACCAGCGCGCCTATGCCCAGAACTTCAGGGACCCTGAAAAACACCGGGAGGCGCAGCGTCGCTATCGCCTTCGCCATGCAGAAAAGCATCAGGCCCACAGCATCGTCAGGAGTGCGGTCAAAGCGTGCCGCATTGTAGTTGCGGTCTGGTGTCAGCGCTGCGGCTGCGTGACCGATCTAGAAGCCCACCACCACGACTATTCGAAGCCACTGTCGGTCGAATGGCTCTGCTCGACCTGCCACGGGCTCGCTCACCGCAGCTATGAGGGGGGCCAGCATGCTGGACTATAACCGCCGCTCGACATTTGCCGACCAGGTCAATGCCGCTGTCGACCTGGCGCTGACCGCCGATCAGGCGACACGCACGCCTCGTGGTTATCTCGGCGGATCGCGCCTCGGCCACGCCTGCGAACGCGCTCTGCAGTTCGAATTCACTGCCACTCCGAAGGACGAGGGCCAGGATTTTTCCGGCCAGTCCCTGCGCATCTTCGCCATCGGCCATGCGCTTGAGGATCTGGCCGTGGCTTGGCTACGCGGCGCGGGGTTTGATCTCTATACTCGGAAGGGCAACCGGCCCGATGGCGGCCAGTTCGGCTTTTCCGTCGCGGGCGGGCGCATCCGGGGCCATGTCGATGGCATCATTGCCGCCGGGCCTGAAGGCTTCGGCCTCGCCGTTCCCGCACTCTGGGAATGCAAGACCATGAACGCCAAGAACTGGCGGGCCTGCGTCAAGGATGGCGTGACGAAGTCCAAGCCGGTCTATGCCGCGCAGATCGCCGTCTATCAGGCCTACATGGAATCCAGCGTGCCAGGCATCAGCGCCGCGCCCGCCGTGTTCACCGCGATCAACAAGGACACGGCTGAGATGCACCACGAGCTGGTGCCCTTCGATGCCGATCTGGCGCAGCGCATGTCGGATCGCGGGGTGCGGATCCTGCAGGCGACCGACGCGGGCGAATTGCTGCCGCGCATCGCCGCCAGCGCCGATTTCTTCGAATGCCGCTTCTGCCCTTGGGCCGCGCGCTGCTGGAGGCTGGAGCGGTGAGCGAGGACAGCATCCTGCACTTCAACCCGTGGATGGATTTCAACGACGGTCCTCCGGCCGAAAACCCGTTCGGCTGCGATCCGGACCCCGATCAGATTTCCACCTTCCTCGACACCGTGTTCAGCTGGTGCGAGGGGCTGATCCCGCTGCGCGGTTTCGTCGACAAGGGTCAAGGCCGGGACGGCAAGCCGCATAACATCTGGATATTGGCAGACACGACCGCCCGCGAAAAGCTGGCGACCTTCGCGGCATGGGCCAACCGTGAAGGCGCGGCGGTCTATGTCATCCCTGGTACGGTGGCCGAACAGGGTCAGGCCCGCGCCGCCGATGTGCTGCAGATGCAGGCCCTCGTGGTTGATCTCGATGCGGGTGACATTCCGGCCAAGCTGGATCACATCGTCGGCCACCTCGGCACGCCGACGCTGATCGTCGAAAGCGGGGGTCGCACGCCCGAGGGTGCTGCCAAGCTGCACGTCTGGTGGAAACTGACCGAACCCGCCGAGGGCGAGGATCTGGCCACCCTGTGCCGCCTGCGCGGCGATATCGCTGTGAAGGTTGGCGGAGACATCCACTTTCGCTCGGCGCACCAGCCGATCCGTGTGGTCGGGACCGTCTATCACAAGCAGGGCCATCAGCGGCTGGTGCAAATCCGCGACCACAACCCGGTCGAGGTCGATCTGGCAGATTTCGCGAAACGGGTGGCCGACATGCCGCCGCTGCCCGGCGTTGGCATGACCAGCGCGCCGCTGTCCGTATCCAAGCCGGGCGTCGATGCCATCCTGACCACTCCGGTTCGCGAGGGTGCGGTGGATGACTGGTCGCGATTTCAGGGGGCGAGCGCCGCCATCGGGCATTACATCCGCCTGGTGCACGATGGCCGCATTGACCCTGTCGAAGGCTGGGAAGCAATCTGCGGCTACAACGCTGCCATGCTGCGCCCCGAATGGCCGCTTGATCGGTTGCAGGCCGAAGCCGAGCGGCTTTGGGCACTGCATGTAAAGCGCAACGGCCCGCCACTCATTCGTGCTGCCCGCCCCAACGCCCCCGCGAGCCCGCTGCCGACCTTCAGTCTTGGCGCGCTGCTTGATGATCGCAGCCCCATGCCCGATGACATCATCGCGCCACGCGTGCTGACGCCGGGCGGGCTGTTGGTGCTGGGCGGCGCGCCGAAGGTCGGCAAGAGCGATTTCCTGATCTCCTGGCTCGTCCACATGGCGGCAGGCGTGCCGTTCCTCGCCTTCACACCGCCCCGGCCGCTGCGCGTGTTCTACCTGCAGGCGGAAATCCAATATCACTACCTGCGCGAACGGATGCAGCAGATCAGCCTGTCGCCCGGGGTGATCGCGGCTGCACGCGATACCTTCATCGCCACCCCAAAACTGAAGCTGCTGCTGGATGCCGATGGTGTTACCCGCATCGTCGAGGCCATCCGGGTGGCTTTCCCCGATGCGCCGCCCGACATCATTGTCATCGATCCGATCCGCAACCTCTTTGATGGCGGCCCTGATGGTGGCGGCGAAAACGACAACACCGCCATGATGTTCTTCCTGAAGGACCGGGTCGAGGTGCTGCGCGAGGCGGTCAATCCGGACGCGGGCGTCATCCTCGCCCACCACACCCGCAAGGCCGCCAAACACCAGGTCAAGGACGACCCCTTCCTCGCCCTCTCCGGCGCCAGCGCGCTGCGGGGCTTTTACACCTCGGGTCTTCTCATGCACCGGCCCGACGAGGACAGCACCCAGCGCCGCCTCGAAATCGAGCTGCGCAACGGCCCCGCACTGCCGGGCAAGCTGATCGACAAGGTGGCGGGTCGCTGGGTTGAATTGAACCCGATGAACGAGCGGCTGGTGCGCAAGGAGGTCGGGGCCAAGTTCGACGCCGAACGGCTGCGCAAGCACGATGTCATCCTTGGCATGCTCCTCGATGAGGCGGCGGGCGAACGGCTCTACACCGCCATGCAGTTCGCCGAGACCTTCGAGAACCGGGGTGGTCTGGGCAGCAAACACACCATTCGCGAGCGCCTCTCTGTGCTCGCCACCAAGGGCTTCGTGAAGTTCCTGCGCGACCCTTCGGGCTTTGGTTTCCCCGTTACCCGGTCACGGTTCGGCTATCTCTGCGTCGAAGGCATGCAGTTCGGTTTGCCGGTCGAGGAGGTCGATCCGGCCACTGGCGAGGTCACTACGGCCGCCCGTCCGGTCCTGCCCAGCCACTTCAAATGCCCCCAGTCCGGGCTCAGCCTTCAGGTCGAAAACCCTGCTGTCTGGGTCTACCAGGACGGGCCGGAAGACGACCTAACTCATATGAGTGAGGCCTGACTCATATGACAGCGCCAACTGTGCACTCAATGAAATCAACGGGTTACGTGCAAATAAGAGTTAGGTGCCTAACTCATGCCCGAAGACTTCATGAAGTCTTATTCCCCAACAAAATCAACGTGTTGACTCGGCTCGAACAGTTAGGTGCTGAACCCCCATACTACGTATGGGATGGCCCCACCACAGGGTGGGCCACTCATCCCATGCGTAAGGGCCTGGCGCGCGGGCCGCCCTGACAGGTTTCCCCCCATCCCTCGATCCGACGACGGCGGCCCGTACCGCCAAGCACATGACCGCCGTCGTCTTCCACCAGGACCAGCCCCCCAAAGACAGGAGAGCCATCATGGCTGCGACGACTCTGATCCCCAATTTCGACAGCGCAAGGTTTGAATTGCTGCCCGTCACCAGTTCAAGCCAGCGCTGCATCCTTGCCCTTGATCTGGGCACCACGACCGGCTGGGCCCTGCGCGGCCACGACGGCCTGATCACCAGCGGCACGGCGAGCTTCCGCCCCGGCCGCTTTGACGGCGGCGGCATGCGCTATCTGCGCTTCACCAACTGGCTGGGAGAACTGGACCGGCTGTCTGGTCCCATCGCGACCATCTGGTTCGAGGAAGTGCGCCGTCATGCGGGCACCGACGCGAGCCACATCTATGGCGGGCTGATGGCCACGCTGACCGCATGGGCCGAACTGCGGGGCGTGCCCTACGAGGGCGTCCCGGTCGGCACCATCAAGCGCCACGCCACCGGCAAGGGCAATGCCGACAAGGACGCGATGATCGCCGCCGCCCGGGCCCGTGGCTTCAGCCCCGCTGACGACAACGAAGCCGATGCCATCGCGCTTCTGCTCTGGGCCATCGCAACGAATGGGGGTGTCGCATGAGGTGGCATCCCCACGGCTATGGCGGCCAGCGCCGCGACCCTGATCAGGTCAAGCGCGAGGGTTGGCACGAACAGGGTGTGCTGGCGGTGTCGGCCGACGATCAGCGGCTGACCTGGCCGGAACGCGAACTGGTCCGTCAGCTTGGCGAAAAGCTCTACGGGCGACGCCCAATGGGAAAGGAGGTTCGGCATGGCTGACCGGATCTGGACGGCAGAGTGCGTGGCCGATCATTTCGAGGAGGCGTTCCGCACCCTGCGCAAGCTGCCGCCGGTGAGGGCGCAAGGGTTCTTCAACGCCTGGCCGCAGATCGTTCGCACCAGTCGCGAGATCGCCGCGATGGAGCCCGAGCCCATGCGGGTCTGGCCATCGGCTGCCGCCATCACGCGGCTGGAGCAGACCTCGGACTGGGTGCTGTGGATCGAGGAGGCAGAGCGCAAGCTCGTGTGGTCGCGCGCGGCCCGCGTGCCGTGGAAACAGATCAGCGGGGAGATGGGCTGCGACCGCACCACCGCCTGGCGACGCTGGCAGCTGGCGCTGACCAAGATCGCGGCGCGACTGAATGCGTGAGCGACTCCAATGTGTTGCAACACTTTTCCCTTCGACATCTGCAACATGTTCGTGCTATTCCGAAGGCAAGATGGGGAGAGTGCGCCGAAGGGTTCACTCTCCCCTTTGCTTTTGGCCGGATGCAGTTGGATTTCGGGGTGGCTTCCGGGGTCCGGGAAGGGTCCAACCGGCATCCATCCCGCTAACCCACTGATTTCTGGTTCCTTCCTGGCGATATTCGTATGCTGGCGGGCGAAGCGCGGCGCATCGCCAGCGACAGGGCCGAATTTTTGGGAAGCCACCCCGGCCCGGGATCCACCCCAAATGAGCAATAATATCACGCGATAACAGTGGCTTGTCTGGTGGATTCCGGGTGGCCACCCTGGACTCCGGAAGCCAGCCGGGATCCACCTCCTGGACTCCACCTCGGACTCCGCCACCCCCATCGACAGGACTATCCATGACCCTCGCCTTCGCCCCCGAGCGGATCGAGATGTGGCCGCTCGCGCGCCTGCAGCCCTATGCGAAGAACGCCAAGCTGCACGGGCCCGATCAGGTCGCGAAGATCGCCGCCAGCATGGCCGAGTTCGGCTGGACCGTGCCCTGCCTCGTAGGAGAGGACGGCGAACTGATCGCGGGCCACGGCCGCGTGCTGGCAGCGACGGAGCTGGGGCTGACCGAAGCGCCGGTCATCGTGCTCGGGCATCTGACCGAGGCGCAGCGCCGAGCCTATCGTCTGGCCGACAATAAATTGACCGAACTCGGCAGCTGGGACGAGGCGCTGTTGTCGGCCGAACTGAACGAGCTGCTGGCGGAGGATTTCGATCTGTCGCTGGTCGGCTTCTCCGACGGCGAATTGGACAAGCTGCTGGCCTTCGTGCCGGAAGACGATGGCGAGGAAGCTGGCGCCGGGGGCTCCGTGCCGTCGGTGATCATCCCCGAGCCGCCGCGCAACCCGGCCTCGCGGACGGGCGATCTGTGGATCCTCGGGGGCCATCGCCTGCTTTGCGGCGATGCGACCTCCCACGCTGACGTGCGCCGGCTGATGAACGGCGAGCGGGCGGTGCTGTTCGCCACCGATCCGCCCTACCTCGTGGACTACGACGGCTCGAACCACCCGACCCGCAACAAGGACTGGTCTGCGTCTTACGGCACGACCTGGGACGATTCGAGCCAGGGCCCCGAGCTCTACGACGGCTTCATCGCCGCGGCCGTCGCCGAGGCGATCACCGAGGATGCGGCCTGGTATTGCTGGCACGCCTCGCGCCGCCAGGCGATGCTGGAAGCCTGCTGGGAAAAGGCCGGGGCCTTCGTACACCAGCAGATCATCTGGGTGAAGGATCGCGGGGTTCTGACCCGGTCGCACTACCTGTGGAAGCACGAGCCCTGCTTCATGGGCTGGCGCCGCCCGAACCGGCCGCCGAAGGTCGCCGAGCAGACGCTGCCCTCGACCTGGGAGATGCCGAGTTTCGCAAAGGACGAGCGCCCCGATCATCCGACCCCGAAACCGCTCGACGCCTTCGGCATCCCGATGCGCCAGCACGTCGCCCGCGGCGGACTCTGCTATGAGCCGTTCTCGGGCTCCGGCTCGCAGATCATGGCCGGCGAGGCCAACGGTCGGCGCGTCTTCGCGATGGAGATCAGCCCCGCCTATGTCGATGTCGCCGTCGAACGCTGGCAGGCGGGGACCGGCCGTGACGCCGTGCTGGAGGGTGATGGCCGCAGCTTTGCGGCGGTGAAGGCCGAGCGTCTGGCGGAGGGCACGGCATGATGGGACGACCGGCAGTGCTGCTGAGCGAGGCGCAGCGGGCCGAGGTGGAAACGCTGGCCGCGGTGCTGAACGCCGAGCAGATCGCCGACTTCCTCGGCATTGGCCGGACCACCTTCTTCGCGCTGCTGAACCGCGATCCGGAACTTTGCGAACGCTACAGAAGGGGCAAGGCCCGGGCTGTGGGGGCGGTGGCGCAGAGCCTGGTGACCAGCGCCCGGGCCGGCAATGTCACCGCGATGATCTTCTTTCTGAAGACGCAGGGCGGCTGGCGGGAGACTCTGCAGGTGGCCCCGGCAGCGCCCGAGCCGCCGGATCAGCTCGACCTGACGCAGTTGAGTGACGAGGAACTCGCGGGGCTGCATGAACATGCCCGGCGGCTTCTGGAGGCACAGGCTGCGACGCTGGAGGCCAGGAGGGGAAAGTCGGATGAGCGCTGGTCAGTCGCGTGAAGCCTCGCTGCTGGAGGTCGTCGCCGGCACGGGGACGGGCTTCCTGCTGTCGCTCTGGGTGCAGCGGCTGCTGTTCCCGGCCCTGGGGCATGATCTCGTGCTGTCCGAGAACCTGCTGGTCTCGACGGTGTTCACCACCCTGTCGCTGCTGCGCGGCTATGGAGTGCGCCGGCTCTTCAACGCCCTTCGGGACCGGCTGCCATGAGCGGTCCGCCCCGCAAGCCGAGCGCCTGGCGTCGGGCCGAGGGCAATCGCGGCAAGCGGGCCTGGAACCATGCCGAGCCGGTGCCGCCGAGGGATCTGCCGCGCTGCCCCTCCCATTTGTGCACCGAGGCGCGCAGGGAGTGGCGGCGGCTGGTCGGGGTGCTGCATGACATGGGGGTGATCACGGGGATCGACCGGGCGGTGCTGGCGGCCTATTGCCAGGCTTGGGGCCGCTGGGTGGAGGCGGAGACCAAGTTGAAGGAGACGCCGCTCTTGATCCGCACGCCCTCGGGCTATGTGCAGCAATCGCCCTGGCTGTCGGTGGCCAACCGGCAGATGGAACTGATGGGGCGCTACATGGCCGAGATCGGGCTGACC